CACCCCGCCATTCGTCAGCTCTGCGCCAATGGCCCGCTGCCGCTCTTCCGGCAACGTCTCCAGCGGCCACATCACCAGAAAGCGCCGGTCCGAATCGCTGATAGGCCACGGCAGGATCTCGTTCGAAAGAAACACCGCATTCATATGGTTGGCTTCTTCCCAACCGTTGATGAACTTCGATTCCATCCGCACCGTCTTGCCGGTGATCAGATGCTTGATCTTGCCCACCTGGTTGTAACGCTGGTCGCGGCTCACAACCTCCTCGAACACCGCCCACAGCTTGCGGCTCTGCCAGGCGTTGAAGTTCGACTCCAGCTGCGTCTGCCCAACCGTCGCCGCATAAGGCCCGTACAGCGCCCCGAACGCATCGGCAAACAGCAAGCTCTTGCCTGAGCCTTCCATCACCGAGTGCATCAGCACCGCCGTGTCCAGCTTCGCGCCCGGGTGCTGCAACGGGTACGCCAGCCACTTCATCAGCCAATCCAGCGGCGCCGCTTCGTGGTTGCACAAAAAGGAGATCAGCCAGCGCAGGTTCTCGCACGCCGCATCGTCACGCACCGGCTCCAGCGGCAACCCCTCGAAGGTGTTGATGTAGGTGGCCGGGTCCTTCGTCATCGTCGGGTCGAACACGATGTGGTCCACATCCACGGTGCGCCGCTCTGCCGAGTTCAGCCACAGCGCGTAGGCATCGCCCAAGGCCATCTTCACCGCGCCTTCCGGAATGCGCCGCTTCTTCTCGCGGTCCCACACATCCTTGGTGCCGTCGATGTACACATAGCGCTCGATGGGCGTCATCCCCAGCGCCGTGGCCTTCTTGCCCGCCATCCGCCGCGCCTGCTCGATCTCGCGCACCGCATCGGCGCCGATCAGCTTCTTGCTTGTGTCATCCGTCCAGGCCTTTGCCAGCGGCTTGGTCACCAGCGCCTCGAAGGCCGTCTTTTTCATCACGGTCTTCTTGTCCTGGTCCCACACCTGCGTAGTGCCTTCCACCAGCGCAAAGCGCCGCAGCACCTGCTCACTGGTCAACCCCACCCCCTGCCCCCCGGTGTCGGAGGAGCCGGCCGGCGCCGCGGCTTCAGCCTCGGATGGGGTCGGGGAAGGCTCACCAGCAGCCAAGGCCGCTTCCAGCTGCGCCGCAACGGCCTCAAGCCCACCGCTCACATGCAGGTCGTTCCAGTCACCGCCCTGCCCTTCGTCAGGCATCAGCGGGAAGGCCGGCACACCGGCCACCTGCCCTGCGGCCGCCTCAGCCTTGGTGCGGCCCGGGTTGGCCTTTACCGTCGGGTCATCGTCACCGGCAATCACAAGCTGGGCGTCCGGGCACTGCGCCCGCAACACCTGAGCAATCGCCGGCACGTTTCCGGAATCGATCGCCAGCGCAACCGGCCAACCCATCGCCATATGCACGCTCGCCGCCGTCGCATATCCCTCGGCCTCGGCAATCACCGGCGCACCGGCCAGCTCGCCAAGCACGTGGTAGCAACCCGCCTTGCGGCCGTACTTCGGGAACAGCTTCGTGCCCTGCTCGTTGATGGCCTGCAGGCTCCACAGCTTGCCGGCCGCATCGCGCAGCGGCACCGCAATGGTCCCGGCCTTGAACATCAAGAAGCTGATCGAATCCGGGCGCGGCTTGGGCAGGTTGGCGAAAAACTCCCGCGTCTCGCTGCCCACCCACACATCGCAACGCTGCCGCGCATCATCGATGGCCAGCACAACCGTGTAATGGAAAAAGCCCACACCAAAAGCCCCTACCTGCTTGCGCTCAAGGTAGGGGCTCGTGCCTTCCGGCTTGCAATGCTTTTCCCATATCAGCTGGCAGGCGCTGGCAACCGCTTCACGCATCACCGCCAGCCGCGCCTCGTCCGCCTCGATCTCCGCCTGGCGCACCGCACGGCGCGCCTCGGCCTCAGCATTCAAACGGCGTTTCTCTTCGGCAGTAATAGGCTCGCGGCGTGGCTTCCAGCCGTTGTCCTTGGCCAGCTTGATCGCCGTACCCATGCCGGTACCGCGCTTGCGGCAGCTCTTCCACACGCTGCGCGCATCGGCGGCTTTGTAGCCGTCACCGGTCTGGCTCCAGGCATCCCAGGCATCGAAGCCCGCCTCGCCGAATTCCGCCTTTACCCCCATCGCTACAGCCAACCAGGTGTCTCGGTCGTCGGCACGAATGAAGGTCAGCAGCTCGGCCAGGTCGGCAAGGGTGAGAGGAACTTGCTCAGACATTGGCGCCCGCTCCTGTCTCGTGCACTATCGTTCGCAGAACGTCAAATTCGGAGAGGAAGCAATGGAATGCGTTATCGCTTGGTTTGAAGCTCACCAGGGCACTGCGAGCTGGGCTCAGGCAATAGGCTCGGTAGTGGCGCTCGTCGTCGCTATCGGACTTGCCCACTGGCAACACCGTGAAACCAGCGAAACATTCAAGAGTCAACGAACTGTAGGCATCAATCAGCAGTTGGAGGTTTTTCGCTCCATCGCGGACTATGCTGTTAAAAGGTTTACCGAGATTACCGATGAGGTAAATAAGCCTACATTCTTGCTCTTTCTCTGTGAGGGCTTGGATATTGACGGGCTTAAACGGATCCTCACAATGATTGATGGGTTTCCGATTTACAGCCTCCCAGACTACAAATGCGTTGAAGCAGCAGTAGAAATACAGGAGCTCGTACACTCTATCGTTCGCGACTGGAACGAGCTCCACGTAATTGTTACGCACGTCCCGGCAGGAGAGAATGCAAGCATCGACATTACGAGAAGAGTGTTGCTGCTTGAAGGAGCAAACACTCAACTCCGGGACAAGATTCAAACCTTTGAGTCTGCGGCTCGTTTCGCACGCAATAGCTGACATCTGCTTAGGGTGTTGACGGTTACCCACGACGCACCCCCGCAGCCCGCTTATCCATCAGGGTCTGGCAATCAACGCACGTCTGGCAGCCCGGTACCGCTTCGCGGCGCGCCTGTGGAATATCAACGCCACACGACTCGCAATCCAGCGCACTCGGCCCGGTCGGCAATTGCGGCCTACGGGCCAGTGCTACTTTCAACAGGTATTCAGCCTGCTCGTTGCCGCGGTCGATTACATCAGCCATGGGCCACCTCCCCGCTCGCAACTTGCTCCAGCATTGCCAACTCAGCGCCGGCAACGATGCCCAGCACTTGGCCGATCAGCTTATTAGCGTGGTAGCGCAGCTCTTCCACTTCGTGAGCCAGCCACACGCTATCCGCGGCGCCTTGATGCAGGCTCACCACAAAGTCACCCTCGGCGTGCAACATCGCGCCCAGCGCTTTCAGCGCCTGCCGCGTGGCCGGTACCGGCGCGGGCATATACGCGACCGCACCGGCCGGGCGCACCAAAGCCGCCAGCAAACGCGGGTCGCGCGTGGCGGCGACGATCTCCTCGAGGAATTCAGGGTGAAGGGGCCGGTTGTTCGTGGGGCTAACGCGCTTGTTCAGCTCGTCCGGGTCCATGCCGATGGTCAGTGCCACCGCGTTCTGGCCCCCTGCTGCGTCACGCGTGGCGCGGTACAGCGCCTGTCTTACATTCAGCACCGGGCCGGCGCCCGGTAAAAGATCTCTGCGGCTCATAGCGTTAATGCCCCGGTAACGCTGTAGCCACCCGCAGGGCAATTGCCCTACAGTTGGCCTACAGCTCGCGACCCTCCCGATACGTGCTGTGTCCTCGGGTCGCGGGTTGAGGTAGTCAGGGGTGGTACCCGTCTACCGGTCTGCAGGGTCAGGGCCTATTCTTGGTGAGTGGAGCCCTGATTCCTGCCTCTACATCCACCTGCCGCCGTGGCGTCAGGTTCGTTGCTCTTGGCCTCCGGCCTGTGCCGGCCCCGGTCTGCTGGTGAGGCTCCCGGTGCCGACCCCGCTGCTATGTTCCTTGTGCTGTGTCCCAGCGGGTGTTGCTTGGTGAGTGGTTAGGCGCGGCGATCTTCATGTCGGCGTTCATTTTGCCGCCGTTCTTCTGCCCGCCTTTCGCCGCGCCGCTGGAGCGGCCGCTTGCATGTGACAGGAACAGAGCCCGGCGCAGCCGAGTTACGCAGGTAACCCCAGTCGATATCGGGCCGCGTTTCTTCGCATCGGATCGCACCATCTGTTTCGCGCTCAAGCGAAATCGCCAATGCCGCGTTTGCTCGACGGTTACCGTAAGCCACTTGTTTCAGCTGACCCGGCGTCGTCTCGCACCGCTTCGCGAACAACAGCAATGCTTGCTTGTCGAGCGGCTTGATGAATTCAAGAAGAGTCATGTGTTCCTCCATTTGAGGCGCACATTAGCAATCGCTAACGGACGACGCAATAGCAAAACGTAATTTACAGTTTGCTAACGCCGGACGACCATAAGGAGATGGATATCTATCAGTCCCGCATAGCCACGCTCAAAGCACTTATCGGCGATACATCGCTGAAAGAGTTTTCGGATAGGCACGACCTCGACGCCTCCTACCTGTCGCAGATACTCAACGGCCATAGAAACATGGGCGAGCGAGCTGCTGCGAACATGGAAAGGAAGCTTGCCCTGCTCCCTGGCACGCTCACCGCACCAGGTACTGGTGATTCGCAAGATCCCGGTGGCGCATCGTTCTCGGTCGCAGCGCAGCTGGAGATGGCCAGTTCATCTGCAATCGCAGACACGGGCGGGGCTTACAACCAGCACAGGCTGCTCCCAGTGATCGGAGAAGTGCAGGCCGGAGAGTTTTGCGAAGCCGTTGATAACTTCCAGCCTGGCCACGCTGACGAGTGGGTCGAAGCTGGAGGTCCAGCAGGCCCTCGCTCGTTCGTGCTAGTGGTCAATGGCTTCAGCATGTATCCGAAGTTAGCGCCCGGCGAAAAAGTCGTATTTGATCCAGATTTGCAGTGGTCGCCAGGCCACATAGTTCTGGCGAAGCGCCTGAGCGACCACTCCGTCACTATTAAGCAGCTCTGCCGAGACGGCAACGAACATTTCCTGCACGCCACCAATCCGGATTGGCCAGAGAAATACATCAAGCTCAATGAAGAGTGGATGGTCTGCGCGAGAGCGCGCCGAAAGATCGTCGAACTCTAAAAGTTAGCGAGGGAACGCATGCGGATTTACCTCAATACATCTGAGCCAGACCGCGAGGATTTGACTTGGGACCAAATCTGGCTCGCCGTAGATCGCGGGCTTATTCATTGCTGGCAGCTTGGCCGCCGCAATGCACGACGCGATCCAGAGCTTGCCGCCCGCTGCATTGCAGGCGAGCTTCCACCGCTTGGTTGGAAAGGCGGCGGACTGAAGACCTTGAAGAAACTCACGCGGTGGGGTTCCTTGCAGTACCTGGCGGAGTGGCAAGGACTACGTGGCGAGCCACTGAACATAGACCTGAACGAGGAGCCGACACTCATTTGCCAGCGCACTGGGATGATAGTCACCTTCACGCCAGATATATCCAAACTGGCGGGCTCAGGGAACGATATTGACGAGGAGGACGAAACAGATGGATCTGCATCAGGAGTTTCAGAACAGTCGCTTTTTTCATCAAGCTCGTATTGAGCGGCGTGCGGCCGATGAATTGATTGGCCTAAGTGCAGGCCTGATCGCCGACGGAACGGTCAACCAACAGGAGGCCGAATTCCTCAAAAACTGGATTGAAACCAGCTTCAGCCACTTTGATGATCCAGTCGTTAACATCATCTACCGTCGGTTGGCAGACATGCTCAGCGATGGCGTTTTGCAGCCTGAAGAGAGCACCGAACTAGTCGAGTTGCTGCATAAATTCACAGGCCCAACCCTGTCGACAGATAAACCATTTGTGGCACCGTCCACCCTACCCTATTGCGATCCAGCGCCTGAACTAGTGCTAACTGGCCGCTGCTTTATGTTCACCGGCACCATGGCCTTCGGTCCGCGCAAAGACTGTGAGGCGCTCATTACCGAGCGAGGTGGCGTGATTGGCGGAACCGTCAGTAAGAAGGTCAACTATCTCGTTGTGGGCAGTATTGGCAATGACCAATGGCTCCACAGCACCTATGGCACCAAGATCAAGAAAGCCGTCGCGATCCGTGAAAGTGGCGCACCGCTTTCAATTATTAGCGAGCAGCACTGGCAGAAGCACATCTTCGGATAGCAATTTAGCATTCGCTATTGCATAAGCAATTAGCAACCGCTAATGTTGTCGCGTACCCACTCACCAAGGGCTCGCGACAATGGACACAGCACAGCACAGCAGCACCCGCTGCCCGGTGTACCTGCACCCGGCAGCCGCAACCAACCCACGCACCGTCGCAAACATTCAGCAGGCCACAGGCCAGCTGATCGTGCTCATCGGCGGGCGCCCGCAACTCAAACGCAACACACTGCCAGCCTTTGAAGACTTTGGTCCGTTCGGGGGTGGCGCAGCATGAGCGTGTTCTCCCTTACCAAGGGCAGCGAAGCCGCCCTCAGCATGCTCACCCGCCACACCGGTACTGAGACGCTGCTGCTGACCCAGCCAGCCCGCGAGCTGCGCGCAGAGATCACCATCGAGCCCATCGGGACTGCCGACCAGCGCGGCCAGATCGAGGCCGTGCTCTTTATGCGCGAGCAGCGCCACACCATGACCTTGCAGCGCGGCGACGGAGCGAATGCCCAGCACCTCGCCGACTGGGTTGAGGCTGCAGCCAACGGCACGCTGGATACCGCAGCGGCGATCCCGCAGCGGCCATCGCTCTCGCTGCTGCCCTGCTGCAAATGCGGTAGCGAGGCCATTAGCTACGACTACGCCATACCAGGCAGCGAGTTTCGCAATGGCGTGAAGTGCCGCCATCACGGCTGCCAATCCGTGGAAGGCGCGGAAACCCCTGCCGAGGCCCATGCCGCTTGGAACGCTATTCAGCGTGAAGAACTGGACGAGCCAGCCCCGGTGCAGGATGAGCTGCTGCCCTGCCCTTGCTGTTGTGGCGAAGATCTACAAAACGAGTCGAGCTATGTGATGTGCAACGGTTGCGGCCTGATGGTCGATGCCGCTGACGCACCCGGCCGCGACTTCCGTAAGGCATGGAATGCCCGCCCCGCGGGGACCGAGCAGCATCCGGTGGCCGTGCCCGAAGGATGGCAGCTGGTGCCAATAGAACCGACGCCTGAAATGCGCGTGGCATTTCATCAAGCAACGGAGCGCTATGAAGAGGGCTTCGGCGAATCTCCGGATAGCCAGTGGCAAGCAATGCTCCGCGCATCCCAAGCCACGCGGCCCGCAGCCTGAGGCCCACCGCATGAACCGCACCCTCGACCAGGCAGCCGCCGTGCTCGGCATTGGCCCGCGCAAGCTGCGCAAACGGCTGCGCGACATGGGCGTGATCGACCACCAGGGCGCCCTCGCCTGCGCGTATCGCGACAAGGGCCACCTCTACACCGATACCCGCCAGCGCTGGAATCCAGCAATCGGCAGCTGGGTCAGCTACGGCGTGATCATGGCCACCGAGCGCGGCGTCGAGTGGCTGGCCGTGAAGCTGGGCATCACCGTTGCCAAGAAGGAGCGCGCGGCTTGAGCACCACCTACCAGCAGCTGCTGCGCCGCTACGACCGGCCATGCCTACCCCTCGACGAGGTGCGCGCAGAGTACCTGCCGCACATCACCAGCATGGAATACCTGCTCGCCGAGATCCGCGACGGCCATATCAAGCTGCGCTACACCCGGCTACACGGCACCCGCAAGGCGCCGCCCGTGGTGTACCT